AATTGATCGAGCTACAAATAAAATTATGTGTCTTCAAGGTATACTTGAGGGGAAACCTATACTCATTAAGAAAACGGGCGAAACGGTATATCCGAAAGCTGGATTCAATGTTATAGCTACTGCTAATACTAAAGGTAAAGGCTCAGAAGATGGCAGATTCTCTGCTGCTTCAATTATCGATGATGCATTCTTAGAGCGCTTTACGATCTCCATTGATCAAAAATTCCCATCGGTTTCAATCGAAAAAAAGATACTTGTTAACCATATGAAAAAGTTTGGTGCCGATGATGTGCAGTTTGTTAATCAATTAGTAGATTGGGCAGATATTATTCGAAAAACCTTTTATGATGATGGTGTTGATGAGGTAATTTCGACCCGTCGACTATGTCATATTATACAGACTTTTTCAATTTTTAATGATCGTATGAAGGCTATTGAGCTTTGTATTTCAAGGTTTGATGAAGATACCAGAGAAGCTTTCCTAGATCTTTACACAAAAGTAGACTCGGACGTTAGCTTAACAACACAAACAGAGGATAATTAAAATGGATGATCGATTGAGACCACAATACAAATTTAATGAAGGTAACCTGATTGCCGAGCTCCAAAATTATATTGATTCTACCTATAATGCACACTATGGCCAAGGGGGATTACAATCCTCCGAGGTCATTATAGACCGGGGTCATGGTCAAGGCTTCTTTCATGGAAACATTGACAAGTATAATGGTCGATATGGTAAGAAGGGGGAAACCCCTGATGAATGGCGAAAGGACATTGTAAAGATTATCCACTACGCTCTTCTTGCACTATACGAGCATGATCGTGTGTGGGGATTGGAAGAAGAAAATTGTTGAAATTAAACCCAATAAAGGGGTTTACAACACTGATTAACTATGGTATAATAGTCGTCACAAAGAGGAAACTATGAAAATATCAAAAAACACAATTAACACGCTAAAGAACTTTGCGAGCATTAACTCGAACTTAGTATTTAAGCCGGGCAACACTGTTAGAACTATTTCAGAATCTAAAACTATTATGTCTTCTGCACAATTGGAAGAGTCCTTTCCGGTTGAGTTTGGAATTTATGATTTAAATGAATTCCTTTCTGTGTATTCTTTATTCGAAGACCCAGAGCTTACCTTTGAAGATAAAACTGTTCTGATTCATGAAGGCTCACAACAGATTAGGTACTTCTTTTCAAATACCGAAATCTTAACGCAGCCATCCAAAGATATTATTATGCCAGAATCTGAATTTAAGATTACTGTTACAGCAACTGCATTAGACAAAATTCGTCGTGCTGCTTCTGTACTGGGTCATAGTGAAATCTCTATAGATGGCGAAGACGGCAAGGTATCTGCTGTAGTATTTGATTCTAAAGATGCTACCTCTAATACCTATAAAGTTGACCTTGATGATAATAATGACTGTAAAAATGAATTTAACTTCGTATTTAACATTGCAAATCTTAAAATGATCCAAGGCGATTACGACCTATCGATTTCTTCTAAGCTTATTTCTAATTGGTCCAACTCTAATCAGCCAATAGAATATTTTATAGCTTTGGAAAAATCATCGATATTTCGCGTATAAATAAGTCTGTATGATTTATTATGCGTACAAAGAATTCTCATATATCATGCTGATAATGAGGATAATATGGATAATGCCGAATATTCGGGTTAATCCTAAATTAGTCTAAAACTCGAGGAAACAAAATGACTGACGTAAATCAAAAAGTAGAAGCTCAAACCGAAGAACCTGTCCCGGTTCAACTGCAGCTCCAAGACATCGCAATGTGTGTTCAAATCGTTGACGTATGTTCTAAGCGTGGTGCTTTTGAAGGCCCGGAAATGGAAGCCATTGGCGCTTTGCGAAACAGGGTAGCTAAGTTCTTAGAAGCTAATGCTCCTGCTAAGCCTGAAGGTGAAGCCCCTTCGGATGCAGTAGAAGAGTAACCTTTTACTCAACGCTACAAAGGTTATGGGCTTCCTTTAAAAAGCCCCTTTCTATATTATTAATTATAAATTGGATATTATTATTATGCAAACTAGTGAAAAGGCAAATCTCATTGATTCCCTCCGTAAGGGTACAGTAACGGTAACATTTCAAAAGATCGACAGTGATGAAGTTAGGGTTATGCCCTGCACTCTCAACCCTGTTATTCTAGAAGCTAATGGTGTAGATATTAAAGTAGATAAGGTTAGTCCCGAATCTGATAATATCGCAGTATGGTCTTTAGATAAAAATGCTTGGAGATCTTTCCGTACTAATACCGTGCTCGGATGGGAAGTCCTTTAATGAATGAGTTTTTATGGTGTGAAAAGTATCGTCCTAAGAAAATAGCTGATTGCATTTTGCCCAAGCAAATCAAATCAACTTTTGAAGATATTGTTAGAGGAGGTGACCTACACAATATACTTCTGGCCGGCACAGCCGGTCTCGGTAAAACTACCGTAGCAAAGGCATTATGCAATGAGCTAAACTTAGACTACTTATTTATTAATGGCTCCGAAGAATCAGGCATTGATACTCTCAGAACCAAGATTAAACAATTCGCATCTTCTGTTTCTCTCCAGGGTGGCTACAAAGTAGTCATTCTGGACGAGGCAGATTATCTTAATGCTCAATCTACACAACCAGCCCTTCGAGGCTTTATCGAAGAATTCTCTAGCAACTGCAGGTTTATTATGACTTGCAATTTCAAGAATCGAATTATCGAGCCTCTTCATTCCAGATGCTCGGTTATTGAATTTAATGTCTCTAAGAAAGATATGATCGGTTTGTGTAGTAGTTTCCATACTAGAGCGATGGACATATGCAAAAAAGAAGGTATTACTGTTGATCCTGCTGTTCTAGCTGAAGTTATCATGAAGCATGCGCCAGACTGGAGAAGGGTTTTAAACGAGCTTCAAAGATATTCAACATCCGGCACTATAGATACTGGTATATTAGTAAATCTATCTGAACAGTCTATGGACAAACTAATGGGTATGCTAAAAAATAAAGACTTTAAAAATATGCGTCAATGGGCATCGGACAATATGAGTACCGAGCCTACTGCCATTTTTAGAAAGCTTTATGATAACATGTCAGACTATATTTTGCCAGCTAGCGGTCCTCAATTAGTATTAATTCTTGCAGACTATCAGTATAAAAATAGCTTTGTTGCAGACCACGAAATAAACCTTGTAGCTTGCTTAACAGAAATAATGGCACAGGTAAATTTCAAATGAGTATGTTAGAGGTAGATAACTATTCATGCTGGAAAGTTTATTACTCTGATGAAAAGATTGGTTGGAGGGTTACATATTCAAAGTTTGGACAAGTCCAATATGAAAGAGTATTTAACACAGAAGAGCAAGCTTTATCCTATATAAGCGAAAGAAAACAGAAAGATCCTATTCTACTTAAGGAACAAGGAGAATGAACCCCTTTGAATATGTGTTAGCTATTAACACGTCAAAGAAAGATATAATGGTTGATGACGTATCTGAAAAAAGTTATAATCCCTTTTTAGTCAACAGATCATTATCTTACTTCAATGATACAGTGTTATACGCTAATGAAATGAACATTAACCACCACATTGACCATCGTCTTCAATTCGATTTTTTCATAAATATAATAAGGAAAAGGAAAAGATTCTCTAAATGGGCTAAACCGATTGAATTAGAGAAACTAGAAGTCATTAAAGAATATTATGGTTATAGCAACGAAAAAGCTAAGTCTGTATCATTATTATTTTCTAATGACCAAATTGAAACATTGAAGAATAGGATGGATAAAGGTGGAAAACGAAAGTAAAGAAGTAAGGTCGTGGATACCGGCCAACATGCTAGAAATAAGTATTAATGAACCCGATGACTTTCTTAAGATTAGGGAAACCCTAACTAGAATTGGGGTAGCTTCTAGGAAAGACCAAAAGCTTTATCAGTCTTGTCATATTTTGCATAAGCAGGGAAGATATTTTATAGTTCATTTTAAGGAGTTATTTTTATTAGATGGTAAGCCTTCTACGTTGATGGAAAATGATCTACATAGAAGAAATACTATTGCAACGTTGTTATCTGATTGGGGTCTTGTTACTATAATGGATATGTCTCAAATAGACGAAATAGCACCGCTTAGACAAATCAAGGTTATACCGCACAAAGAAAAAGCCAATTGGAATCTGTGTCCTAAATATAATATTGGCAGTAAGCAACAATAACCAGAATTTTTTATAAATATAGTTATATAACTATAGGAAACCCAACATAAATGTGCGTTGTAGCCGTAAAATACTTTAAAGATGTTGGCTGGATCGGGGTTAAGAATAGAGATCGTAACTATCAACCAACTGTTCAAATAGTACAATCTAACAGAACTGGTATTCAACGGCTATATCTTGACGACCTAAAAACTCGTTATACTGAAGGTGTTAACGAGTTTGGATTATCA